TGCTGGTTCATCTGCAATGTCATCAAATGTATTGTCACAACTACAAGGCGAGACTGCAAGAAGAATATCTTTTCGTTGCGATTCAATCTCTATTCCAGGCAGAAGTTTAAGAACACAGAATAATAGTAATATATACGGGCCAGTACATCAAATAGTACAAGGACAAACCTTTGCACCAATAGAAGCAACTTTCTACTGTGGCTCTGACCTTGCAGAAAGATATTTCTTTGAGGAATGGCAGAAGATTACATACAATCCAGATACATACAATATAAACTATTACAAAGAATATATTGGTTCGGTTGAAATATATCAATTGAACGAACAAGACGAAAGAACTTATGGGTGTAAATTAGAAGAAACATTTCCAGTTACTATATCTGCAAACGCATATGGTCATGGTAATTCTAATCAAATCCAAAAAGTGTCGGTTGAATTTGCATATAGATATTGGAGAAATATTGCAACTGAACCACAAAAAGCAAATCTTGATAGTACTTTACAAGATATTCTAAAAAACACTATTCTTAGAAATATCCAACTAAATGTACCGAAAGTATTGAGGCGATTATTTTAATTATTAATATAGGAGAATAAATTATGGCATTGCCAGTATTGAATAACCCAAATTATGAGATGGAAATTCCATCAACTGGGGAAAAAATAGAGTTCAGACCATTTTTGGTTAAAGAACAAAAAATCTTGATGATGGCTATGGAGAGTAAAGATAATTCTGCACAATCCAAAGCAGTTGTTGAAATTATTAAAAGTTGTACTTTTGGTAAGATTGATAATATAGTTGAAAAGTTACCAACATTTGATATAGAATATATGTTCTTACAAATTAGGTGTAAATCTGTTGGTGAAACTGTCGAATTACAAGTTACTTGTGAAGATGATGGTGAGACTAAAGTACCAGTGACTATTAATCTTGAGGACATAAAAGTTGTCAAAACAGAAGGTCATGATATTACTATTATGATTAATGATAAAATTGGATTGACTATGAAATATCCTACTATGCAACAACTCATGGGTTATGACATGGATAAATTGGATACTATGGATGGTACTTTCAAAATTATTAATGATTGTTTGGAAAATGTATTTGATGAGAATGAAGTATATGATGAAATGAGTGCAAAGGAATTAGAAGATTTTATCGAACAGATGACAACTGACCAATTCCAAAAAGTAACTGATTTCTTTCAAACTATGCCTAAATTAAAACATACAGTAAAAGTAACTAATCCAAATACTGGTGTTGAAAATGAAATCGTACTTGAAGGGATGCAAAGTTTTTTAGGATAGCCCTTTCACATGATAGCTTGGGAACTTACTTCCAAGTTAATTTTAACATGATGCAACATTATAACTATAGTTTGACAGAATTAGATAATATGATGCCGTGGGAAAGGGAAATATATGTAAGTTTATTGTCTCAATATATTAAAGATGAAAAAGAGAGAGTTGCAAGAGAAAAAAGGAAATAGATAAATGTCTGAAGAAGAAGTAAAGAAACACCACCCAGCAGATACTAATGGTGACGGTAAGGTGTCTGAAACAGAACATGAGATGTTCTTAGAGTTCAAACGTAAAGAACTTGAAGATGCTGATGCAATGAGAGATGCACAGCGCTCAATGGCATGGTTTGCTTTATTTGGTATGTTGTTATATCCGTTTGCAGTAGTACTTGCAAATTTGATTGGATTAGACCAAGCATCAAAAATACTTGGTGACATGGCTGCAACTTACTTTGTTTCAGTAGCTGCAATTGTCGCTGCGTTCTTTGGAACACAGGCGTACACTAAAAAGAAATAGGACAATTAAATGGCAGAGAACAATCAAGGTGTAATCAACGCATTAAAACAAAGTCAAGTAGAAGGTGCAAGAGTCATTAAGGATGAATTGAAAGAATCATTCAAACCTTTTGCTGACCAATTGATGGCACCTCTTCAATCTATGAAGGCAGGAATTGATTCTTTGCCTGGTGTTGGTGTTACTAAAAAATTATTTTCTGCTGTATCTAAGCCCCTCAAAGCATCTTTCAATGCCGATTCAAAAACAGATGCAAAAGAACAAAAACAAATTAATGCAGATGAAAGAGATAAAGACAAAAATCAAACTCTTATGGAAGATATTCGTGATGGTATTTTTGGACTAAAGGATGGCCTTCTTGCTGGTCTTGCTGGTCTAAAAGATAAAGGTCTTATGGGTCTAGGTATTCTTGCTGGTCTAGTTGCAGCTCCATTTGTAGCAATATCTGCATTTTTCACACAACTTGTAAAAGAAGTAAAGTTTTTAGATACACTGTTGAAAGGTGGATTAAGTAAAGCGTTTGCACCAATAAAGGCGTTCTTTAACAATTTAGGTACTAAATTTAAAGGAACTGGTCTAGGTAAAACAATTGATACATTTCTTGATACTGTTAAAAATCTTTTTAAGGTTGGTGATATTAAAGGTTTTAAAGGTCTTGCAATGTTTGAAGATTTGCAGAAAACATTTGGTAGAGCAACAAGACCTATACTTGGTGTTATTAATGGTATAAAAAGATTTGGTAGAAGAGTATCAAGAATCTTTCGTACAATTAAAAGTGGTCTTTCTAGTATGAAAGGTTTTATGAAAGGGTTTGGTGCAATACAAACTTTTGCAAGAACTGTTGGTACTGTACTTGGTAAAATATTCTTACCAGTTACCGTACTTATGACATTGTTTGATACAGTAAAGGGTGCAGTAAAAGGTTATGAAGATGATGGGTGGTTAGGTGCATTAGAGGGTGGTCTTTCTGGTCTTCTTACTTCTATTATTGGTATGCCTCTTGATTTACTAAAAAGTGCAGTTGCATGGATGTTGGGTATGTTTGGTTTTGATGAATCAGCTGATGCACTCAAGTCGTTTAGTTTCTCCCAGTTAATTACAGATGGTATTGGTGCAGTCTTTGATTTTGGTAAGAAAGCATTTGCATGGTTTGGTCAGTTATTTACAGACCCAGTAACAGCACTTAAAAATTTATGGACAGGCCTTGTCGGTGAAGGTGGTTTCCTTGACCTTATTACCACACCATTTAATCTTGCAGTAAATTGGTTATTGGGATTATTTGGGTGGAGTGACCCAGAAAATAAATTTAACTTTTTAAGCACTGTTACAGGCGCATTTACTATGGCAGTTCAGTGGGTAAAAGATTTATTCTCATGGCCTGAAGATGGTAATGTAGGAACAGCAGTAACTAAGTTTATTGATATTATTCTTGCACCATATAATCTTGCAGTTAATTGGTTAATGGGGTTATTCGGATTTAAACCAGAAGATTTTGGACAAGAAGGTGAAAGTTTCTCAATTGGTAAATTAGTCGTTGATGCAATAAAAGGTATCTATGAATGGTTTAAAGGTCTTCTTGATATTGATGTTGGTGCAATTGTTTCAAGTATTCCAGGCGCATCAACAGTTCTAAAAGCACTTGGTATTATAGATGAAAGTCCAGCAGAAAAAGCAAAGAATATAAAGACTGCAATTGCAGAAGCACAAAACAGAATAACAAGGTCTGAAGGTGGAGAAAATGTCTACTTTGGTCGTGAAGGTGTTGGTCAGTCTGATGATAAAGAAGAAATTGCATCACTACAACAAGAACTATTAGAATTACAATCACAAAACAAAGGTACAACTATCATTAATCAAATTGATAACAGTACTAATAATAGTGGGAATTCTAGTAATCAAACACTTTCATCAACACAATTGGTTGATGGTGCGGCTCCGGCTGGTGCTAAAATGGATTAAACCATACCTCTAGTTTGCATAAACATCCATGTAACTCCACCAATAAACCCAAGTATAACTACCATAAGTATAACTACCATAATAGCTTCAATGACTTTCCTTTGTCGTTCTTGTTGGTCATAGATTGCTCTCTGACGTTTTTTCCTAATATCCCCTTCAGTAGCTAAGAGCTCTTCCCAAGCAGATGGGCCTCTGGTAAATGAGATTATTTGTTTTAACTCATTCCTCATATCCTCTGCTTTTTTCTTAGCCATGAAGATTTGCATAGCTTCTTCTTCTACAGAACCAGCTTGAAATAACTTTTTAAATAGGGGGGGTTTTTTATTGTACTCTTCTGCCTTTTTGATATCACTTACAGCACCCATCCAGCGAGACAAATCTCCAGCCATGGATTCTATTTCTCGGCCAGCGGCAAAACCAGCTTTGATGGTATTGAAAGCTCCAGTTGCTAAGGCAACTGCTGAAATTGGGTCTACCATTTATTTGCACCTCTCACTCTCTCAAGAGTATTTATACAAATAAAAAAAGGGAGAGCATTTCTACTCTCCCTTTCACCTTACCTAACCGTGGGTATGGACGGACTTATTGAGTAGTCACCCTTATTCCTTAGCGAGTTTTTGGAAGTATGACATAGTGTCATCATCATCCTCTTCTACACTAGGAATGGTCGGTTGAGGTTCAGTTTTGAACTGTGGTGTTTCCACAACGTCCTCATCAATCATAGAGGCAGCAGATGCAGTAACAGTTCCAGAGAGAACATCATCAAGACGTTTCTTCAACTCATCATATGACTTGAAGTTAGTCGGTGCATGAAAATCTTGTAATGAATACTGAGTTTTCCATATACCATCAAGTTTCTCGTCACTGTCTGCAAGTGCAGTTACACTATCAAATTCAGACTTATCATAGTTCCAGAAACCATCAACCTTGCGAATCTTCAACTTGAAGTTCGCACCTTCCCAGAAATCGAAAGGGTTAATAGGTGTTTCGTCTTCAAACTCTGGTTGCATTGAAGCCATAATCTTATCAAAGATTTTCTTACCATAACGAAATAGAAACACTTTTCCTTCATTCTCTGGGTGTTTTGGGTCAGATACTACAAAGATATTTGAGTAGTATTCCAACTTTCTCTTTTGCTTTCTAGCAATCTCTTTATCAGATTCAAGTCCAGTATTCCACAACGCAGAGTTGTGTTCTGAAACTGGGTCTTGTTTACCGATAGTGGTAAGTGAGTTCTCAATGAACCATTTACCAGTAGAGCCTTGGAAAGCGTGTTTGAACATCTTAATCCAAGGAAGTTCTTCACCATCTGGTGCAGGCAAGAAACGAATGACTGCTTGTCCAGTACCAGATTTATCTAGTTCTGGTTTCCACAACCTTTCATCCACATAGGATTTCTTTTCTTGAGGGGCACTTTCTGATTGAACTTGTGCTAGAAGTTTGTCCAACGTATTGGACTTGCGTAGAGTACTAACTGACATATTTTTCTCCTTATGTTAATATATGTAATTGTATGTTTAAATATTTCACTTTATTCATAATATAACCTTATTTATACACTAAAATGAACCCAAAGTCAAGTCTTTTTTCGTAATTCTTTCCAAGAATATTCAAAAAGTTTTTCTCCAAATTTATCAATCTGATTTGCAATCTGTTGAGTTTCCCATTGAGTATCTTTTGCACAACGCAAATTACATACTCTTGCGAAAGCCATCAGTGTACCAGACCAATACCATTCAGTGTACAAATTCTGTGGTAAAACCATTCTTGCCATCTCTGGTGCAACTTGTTCTCGCAACAAGTTTTTATAAGTCTGTGTTACAAACTGTATTGCACCGTCAATATTATATTCAATGGTTTCATCACTAGAACCTTGTTTCTTATTATCGGCTTTAAGTCTCCATTCTTTAGGTGTATAGAATTCTGGTTCGTCATCTACATACCTTCTGGATACTTCATTCCACACCAAACCGACTTGGTGTTTTACAAGTTGTCTTGCAACAAAGATTGGAGCTTTAATATGGAACTGCATAGATGCGTGTCCAAATGGACTCCAATGATTGTGTTTTGCAAGATACTTGATTAGTTTCTCATCTGCAAGTGAAAGTAGTCCTTCTATATGACCACCTTCTGGAATCGCTTCCCATTCCGATTCCTTTGCAAATGATACACGAGCAGCATTAACCACACTTAGGTCAGAACCCATCTTGTCAACCAGTTTGACTTGCATTTTCTCTCCTAACATGGTCTTCACCCTCTGCTCGTGCTTCTGCATATGTATTTCTAGTAATAAATGCAGCTAACTTACCATTACTAAACAATTCTGCATGGAACACTGGTGGGTTCGCATTAAGTGTAAATGCAGGCCCCTTATCCGATTGTGGGATAAGGTATTTTGCTTGGTAAACTTTGTAGGTCTTACCCACGGTTAAATCTCCGTGGGGGTTTCCTAAAGTTAGTCTTAGATGCAAGTTCCTTGCACCTTAAAGATAACTCATCATCTCGTTTTACGAGTTCAGCGTTATCAAACTCCAGAACTTTAATTCGTTTCTGAAGTTCCTCTACCTTGGCATGATAGAAATCTCTTTCTTTCATTACACCCAAGACTTTAGATGATTGGTCATCCATTTACAAATACTCCTTAATAGTTGACATTGTTATAATCTTACACGATTGTTTATCAAAAGTCAAGACAGAACTGTAGTTTTTTATAAGTTTTTTTTGTTCTTTCCAGACGTATTGTTCTTCAATCTCTTCATCCCAATACTTACAGAAATCTAGTAGTGTTTCTAATATACACATAGTTTCTAGACTTACTTTTTTAGCAAGGAATTGTTTTAACAACAAAGGGTGTTGTTTATCTTTGACATGAAATAATTCATCAAATACTGTTACATTTTTGAATAATTCATTTAGGTCATTCTTATAGTTATACTTTAAACTTTCAATCCTTTTACGATAATCCGAATAGTTCTCTTCACTAAAATTACCAACCCATGACTTAGGGTCTTTGATAAAGTTAGAGATAAAGAACTTAGTTACATTCTCTTCACTAATATATTTTCGTGCTACCTTTGCAAAGAATGGTCTATCCTTCCTTTTAAGATATGAGTTCACTGTAACCTTAGCTTTTCCATGATACTTTGTATAGTCATAGTCACTGTTAAAGTGTAACTTCAATGCATGATATATTTTATAGGCGTCAAATGCTTCCATGTTATATCGGCAGTGTTGCAACCTTTGGAAGATAGTTAAGGTTTCTCGCATCCACCTCAACCTTCTCTTTCAAAGATTTAGTTATTAGGGGTTTAATCATCTCTGGTTCTAACTGATACTTATCACAGTAATCCAATAATGCATCCATATATGATATTCCAGACTCTTGGACAGTTTTCTCAATTGATATAGAAAACTTCTTAGGTGTCATTAATTTTTCTTGTACTTCTTCCATTATTTCCTCACTGTGGTTTATTAATTGCAAAAGATATACTATACCTTTTTTCTCTTTTTGTCAAGGGTGTTACCATATGCATCATCCACACTGGAAAAAGTATAAGTAATGACTCTCTAGGAATAACAGATACGTCATCACCATAAAATTCTCTACTATTATAATTAGTTTTAACCAATGATTTAATAGTATACGCTGGGTCAAATAGTACTAATATACCATCACGCTTTGGGAAACCATTAATAATAGTTTTTTCCTCATCAAAATCATCTAGGTCATCAATTTTTTCTAAACCTTTTGGATAGTAAACTCCACTCCATAATGTATTACCACTTCCATGCATATGTGGTTTACTAAATCCACCAGCATTATCAATAATGTTCCCCCAAAGATTCGATACTGTAACAAATGGAGCACTTATCTCCGATATACCACTATGTTTTAAAACTGGTATAGAAGCTTGTAAAATTTGTTCTTTTAGTGTTACAAAACTATCCCATCTATCTTCCATTTTTGATAAAGATTGCCAAGATGCGTTATTCTTTTTAAATGTTGCAGTTTTACCATCACTATGTTCTTTTCGTTCTGTTTCCATATCCTTTATAAGTTGTTTATTTAAATCTTTGTTTGCATTACCAAAGTTAACATAACCTAAAGGACTAGGAAATATAGGTTTGAAATGAATTTGGGTCATTCGTGTTCTCCACCTCTATCCATAGGGTCTAACTTAATTCTTTTACCATTAAAGAACATACTTCTTGCACGGCTAGGTGTAGATGTAGGGAAATTGTTGAAAAAAGATGAGTTACGTTTTGCAGTTTCAAATGTCGCTACTGTAATTACAATTACAGCTAGTAATATAACATGAGCTATTGCACTAAATCCAAATACATACCAACTACCTATAAGTTGAGCAAAAGTTGCACACCACATCCATGCAAGTATTTGTAGTATCATATGTCTTGTTTGTAAATCTGGAATATGTCTCAATGGATTCCTATCCATATTCATCACACCATTCCATGCATCATATATCCATTCTCTCATTCGCATTTATCCTTACCTTGACAATCCACTGGGAAACAATCAAGTTGAATGTCATAATACTTGTTAGTATGATTTTTAGTCCATGAATTTTTATCAGATAATTGTTCACACTGTTCAAGTGTGAATTCTTGGTTCAATACATCTTGATTACCTATGTAAGTCCATTCACCATCACCAGTTAATCCCCACATAGAAATGACTAATACAAATAATTTTTCCATAATATCCTCTTCATAATTAAGTGGTGGTGTTTCTGTTTCCAAGTACACCACCGAAACTCAGTAAAATTAAGCTGCTAGAGCGTAATCTACAGGCGCAAAATTATCGTTTGCACTTATCAAGTTTGACCAATAACGCAGTCATCCGATAGTTCTACTCGCCTCTATTTCCGTCAGTCGAACCTATTTCACCCCCATCATAACTACTCTCACGCAGTGATTCACTATCTCATCTAAGAGTAGTTATGGTGGAGGTGGAGGGTATCGCACCCTCGTCCTGCCCGTCATTCGATTTGTATCATCAAACTATGATTCTATTTATACCAGATTACTCTTCAATTGTCAAGTTTAATTTTGACCTATTTGCAATATGTTCTTCTGCAATCTCATCTTTTGATTGACCATAATAACGTACTGCATGATGATTGTCAACCAATAACTGATTAATATTGTGTTCACCACCATACCAAATTTCTCCAAGAATACGTCCATACTTACCCTTACCATCTTTGAATGTTTTCAAAGATAGTTCACCAGCATTTGTCCATTTAGTTAGAAATGCAGATGCAGCTTTTCCGTATACTTTTTCTACTTTGTCAGAAGTTCGTGATTCTGGCGTATCTATTCCATACATTCGTATACGTTGTTTTTGCATCCAAACACCAAATCCCAAGTCAATATCAACATCAACTGTGTCTCCATCAACTACCCTAACTAATTTACATTTATACTCATACATTTATTTCTCCCATGTGACTTTTGTTTTATCTGTTGATGGAATATCATTTAATCTGAAGTTAGAACCACCAGCCACAATACAAACAAGTCCATCAGCAATAAACTCCACAACACTAAAAGTTTTAGTTTCCATATTTACTGCAATTACAACTTGAGTCCTAATATATTGTTTACCATCTTGTGCTGGTGCAATACCGTCACCAGACATATAAGGTTTTTCCCCAAACTTCTTATCAACTATTGTTAACATTTGTTCTGAAGACATACAATTAACTGGTTTCTTTGAGTTGTAATTCGGTTCACCTTCTGGTATTCCATTATTATCTGCATATGCATTTGTTGTTAGAACTAGTGCTAAAACAAATGTGCTAAATATCCGTTTCATTTTCTTTACCTTTTATTATGTTACTTAATGTTTGCATTATTTCTTTATCAACACAATTAATCATTTTAGGTGGTATTGTTTTTTCATATTTTTCATACGATTTATAGAATAAAATATCTTGATTATCTTGAACATAAGACACACATTGTTCTTTTGAACCAAATTCTAAAAATGGAATAAACAATGGTGTCTCTGGTTCTCCACCAGAATTAAGCTGCGTTGTCATTACGACTATTATGAACCACTTCATTTTCTTTTTCCCAATGCGTAGTGAAATCGTCAATCGCTTCTACTAGTAGTGGTAAGTAGTCATGTTTAGTCTTAACAAATTCTTGGACGATTCCATCTTCAGTTACAACTAGAATCACAATCTGGTTGATTTCAATTCCAGTTCTCTCTTCAAACATTTCTGCATATGCAGATGCTTGAATGTAATAAGATTCATTCCAATCATCATTTCGTTCTCTTGTAGAGGTTTTGAAATCAATAATGGAAGGAATACCATTGTATTCACCAATACAATCAACTCTTCCTGCTACCATATATTTATCAGAATATAAACCACACTCTTGAGACATGATATTGTCTACCTTTTCTTTTAAGTGTGGTTTGATTTGTCCAAATAAAGTATATGGAAGGAAGTTCTTTTTATGAGTTTCATCATCAAAATTATTATTGAGAAAGTCTTCGCACATATGGTGTACTTTCGTACCCCTTGCGGCCGCTGTTCTCGCAACATAGTTTGCAACATCATCACCAACTTTCTTTCTCCACGCCATTAGACCTTCCATCTTACGTCTAGATAGAACAGTAGTAATAGATGGGTAAAGTTTCCCATCTGGAGTTTCGTAGAAACGCTTGCGATTAACAGTTTTAGTAGAGAGTTCTGTAATCTCTATTGGGTTGTGTGTAAACATAATATATCCTTATCATTTAATTATAACCATCATACCATAACTCAACACACTTGTCAAGTCATTAAATAAGTTTCATTGCAGACTGTGTAGTCTCTGTAACCCTTCTTGTCCAACCTCTACCAAAAGTTTTAAAGTGTTTTAACTTCTCATAATACTCTTGTCTATCTGATTGGTATGTTTTGACAACATCTTCAATACCATGTTTATCAACATATGCATCAATCATTTTAAGTGAGTTGGGGCCGATACCACCATCAACTGTTGTACCAACAATCTTTTGAATAAATTTAGCAGCTCGTCCAGTTCCAGCATTAACTCCAAAATCGAAAATGCAGAGTGCAAGCGCTGGGTGAAGTGCATCACCTTTTACTCTATCCCAATATTCAGTTTTATAGATAGGTGCAACATCTGTTACTTCTAATCTTTTCATGTCTTTCGGTCTAAGACCATTCTTTTTACAGTATGCATCATAAACTTTTTTAGTTACGCCTAAGTTGGTTTCACCGCCTGGGTCGCTGGGATGATTCACATAACCGCCTTCGTGATGCAAAATAAGTTCTAAACAATGATTATATTCTTTGTTTATCATTTTCCTTGTCCTCTATATTTTTTATAACTACGTCTTTTACTTTTATTCATAGTAGACGTAATTGGTTTCTTTCCCATTGAAGTACCTTTTGGAATACTCTCATGGGCCGATTGAGTTGAATACATTTTAGCCATTATTGTTCAACCCCTTTCTTTGTTTTACTAATTAAATAACTACGAACTAAACCAGAACGAACAATATCACCAATATTAAATTCCACCGATTTGAACTCTTCCATGTCTG